AAAGCCGTTCCAGAAGGATACGGCAGGGCACCTTTTCTCCAGCCGTCAGATGGATCTAATCGTCCTGAACCGTCTGGGTGTGAAGCCGGAACAGACCGAGCCAAAAGCCAAAGAGCCGGAGAAAACCCCTCCGACAGAACCGCCTGCCAATCCGGGGCCTGTCCTTGACATGGACGGCAAGACCGAGGATGGCAGTATCCCCTACAATATCCTGATGAAGCAGCTTGAGTGCATGAAGTGATGTGCATTCAGGCTGTTTTTCATATCACAACCAATCAATTATCTATGGAGGAAATGCACTATGAGTAAGATTCTGGAACTGCGCACCAAGCGCAACACTCTCTGGGAGCAGACCAAGGACTTTCTGGAGAAGAACCGCGGCGAGAACGGTCTGGTAAAGGCTGAGGCCGTGGAGCAGTACAACAAGATGGCACAGGAGGTCAAGGACCTGGGTGCAGAGATCGAGCGTCTGGAGCAGCAGGCACAGATCGAGGCACAGCTGTCCGCACCGACTTCCAGTCCTGTCCACGCTGACCCGAAGAACGGTGCCAAGAAGGATGTCAAGCCGACCGCCACTGCCGAGTATGCCGAAAACTTCTGGAACATGATTCGCAACCGTGGCCATTACGGCGAGGTCCGCAATGCCCTGTCTGTGGGTGAGGACACCGAGGGCGGCTTTACCGTTCCCGATGAGTTTGAAAAGAAGCTGGTGGAGGCACTGGAGGAGAACAACATCTTCCGTGGCATGGCGACCGTCATCCGCACCAGCTCCGGCACCCGCAAGATCCCTATCGCAGAGGATACCGGTGAAGCCAGCTGGATCGATGAGGGCGAGGAGATCCCGGAGAGCGATACCACTTTCGGTCAGACTATGCTGTCTGCGTACAAGCTGGGCACTATGATCAAGATCTCCAACGAGCTGCTGAACGATTCCGCATTCGACCTCGCCACCTATATTGCCCGCCGTTTCGGTGTGCGTATGGGCAACGCAGAGGAGCGCGCCTTTATCACCGGTGACGGTGTGGGCAAGCCTCTGGGTCTGCTGGCTGAGACTGGCGGTGCCAAGGTCGGTGTGACCGCTGCCCAGAAGGATGCCGTTACCTTCGATGAAATCTTCAAGCTCTACTACGCACTGAAGGCTCCGTACCGCAAGAAGGCACAGTTCCTCTGCAACGAAGCCCTGGTGCTGCAGCTGATGACCATTAAGGACAACAACGGCAACTATATCTGGAAACCGGGTCTGGAGATCGGTAAGCCTGATACCCTGCTGAACCGTCCGCTGAAGACTTCCGCCTTCATGCCGGAGATCAAGGGCGGCAGCAAGGTCATGGCCTTTGGCGATTACAGCTACTACTGGGTAGCTGACCGCCAGAACCGCACCTTCCGCCGTCTGAACGAGCTGTATGCCCGTACTGATCAGGTCGGCTTCCTGACCACCCAGCGTGTGGATGGCAAGCTGATCCTGCCTGAAGCCGTACAGCTTCTGCAGATGGCACCGCAGGGCTAAGAAAGCCCGGAAAGGAGGAGCCGGTTATGGCACTGATCCCGTTTTACGAGGCGAAGACCTATCTCCGCGTGGACAGCAGTGATGAGGATACCATGATCGGCATCCTTTTATCTTCTGCGGAGCAGATGTGCAAGGACGTGGGACGTTTATCGGAAGACCAGTGGGAGGCAGTCAATGCCGCTGACCGGGATGTCGAGAACGGGGTACAGCCCACAAGGGAACTGGAAGCCTTGCGCAGTACCTGCCGTGTGGCAATTCTGTATGCGCTGGGCTATCTGTATGAACACCGGGACGAAGCCGACCACCATCAGCTGATGCTGACGCTTCGTTCCATTCTGTTTGCTGTGAGGGAGGGGGTGTTCTGATGATCGAGAAACTGAATGAGCGGATCACGATCGAGAAAAGCACGGTCGTGACCGATAAGGTCGGAAACCATCGGAACACATGGGAGGAATATTTCACCTGCTTTGCCTACGCTTCGACCTATCAGGCGCAGGAAGACGAGGGTGAGGTCACAGCCGAACAGAAGAGCGTGGTGTTCACGGTCCGGTGGTGCAGTGAGACGAGAGGTCTGACTTCCACCGGTTACCGTATCCGCTTCCGGGAGCAGCTCTACAATATCGAATCCGTTGACCCGATGAACTATCAGAAGAAGATCCTGAAGATTCATTGCCGTTTGGAAAGGAGGCAGCCAGATGAGCAGAACCGTCAGCATCGATGAGATGGCAGATGCCATCAATGAAGGCCTGAAAGAGTATGCGACCCTTGCCTCCACCGAGGTCAAGAAGGCTGTGAGAAAATCAGCCAAGACCGTCAAGGAGCAGATTCAGTCCGGCGCACCGTCCAGAACGGGAGCATACAAAGGAAGCTGGGTGGCGACCAAACAGTCGGAATCCAGCCAGAGCCTTCAGATGGTGGTGCATTCCAAGAACCGCTACCAGCTGGCACATCTGCTGGAAAAAGGCCATGCCAAGCGCGGCGGTGGCCGGGTGGCAGGAAGACCGCATATCGCTCCGGCAGAACAGGCTGGTATTGAGCAGCTCCAATCCCTTATCGAAAAGGCACTGAAATAGGAGGAGTCTATGACCCACGAAGAAGTAAAAGCTCTGGTGGAGGAGATGGGGCTTCCCTATGCGTATGACCATTTCGCAGAAGGGGAGAGCCCTGATCCACCGTTTATCTGCTTCCTGTATCCGAAAGCCGAGAATTTCGGTGCGGATAACCTTGTGTACCATCACTTCAACCGGCTGGACATCGAGGTGTACACCGACTACAAAGACCCGGATATGGAAGCAAATATTGAAGAAGTCCTGACCGCACACGAACTCTACTATGAGAAAAGCGAGGTCTGGATCGAAACAGAAAAAATGTATGAAGTCCTGTATGAGCTGACTGTCTGAGTCAGCCAGCAGGCTATTTTTATGGGAGGATTCTATGGCAAACAAGAAAAGCAACAAGGTCAAATTCGGCCTGAAAAACTGCCATTATGCAAAGGCAACCTTTGACGAAGATGGCAGTGTCACTTACGCAAAGCCGGTCCGCATCCCCGGTGCAGTCAGTCTTTCGATGGATGCCAATGGCGAGATCGAGCCGTTCTATGCAGACAATATCGCCTACTATGTCGTGAATAACAACTCCGGCTACGAGGGGGATCTGGAGATCGCACTGATCCCGGAGAGCTTCCTCACGGATATCATGCACGAGGAGCTGGATGGCAACGGTGTGCTTGCTGAGAACGCCAACGTGGAACTGGAGCATTTCGCCTTCCTGTTCGAGTTCGATGGCGACCAGCGCCACATCCGTCATGTGCTGTACAACTGTGTGGCAAGTCGTCCGTCCATCGAGGGTGAGACCAATGAGGACAGCAAGGAAGTCAAGACGGATACCCTGAACCTGCAGGCAACCCCTCTGGCAAACGGTTATGTCAAGGCAAAGACCGGCACCAACACCACTGATGATGTCTATAACAAGTGGTACGATGCGGTCTATGAGCCGCAAGCAGAAGCTGTGGACACCGAAGACACCAGCCATACCGAGGAACCGCAGGGCTAAGTGACCAATTCACACCGCAGGGCTTCGGCTCTGCTTACATTATTATAAAGAGGTATATGACTATGAAGAAGATTTTTCCTTTGTTCGCAGTGATCATCGTTCTGGTGCTGGCTGTCTGCTCGTTCCACATCATCCCCACCGGTTACACGGGCGTGAAGACCAGCTTCGGTCAGATCCAGAAAACTACCATTCAGAGTGGCAAGCTCAACTTCTGCATTCCCTTTGTGCAGAGTATCCACAAGGTCAACAACAAGCAGCAGGATAAACACATCGAGGCGCAGGTCTGGGGCGAAGCCTCCGACAAGACTCCTGTGTATGCGGCTGATGTGATCGTGACCTATCAGGTGCTTCCTGAGAAGAGTGCATGGCTGTATGCGAATGTGTCCGACATCAAGAATCTGGTCGGTGACGAACTGGTGGCATCGGCAATCAAGTCTGCGATGGCAGAACTTGGTCCCAATGAGGTAACCAACCGTACCAAGATCGAGCCTCTGGCACAGCAAAAGCTGGCAGAGTCCCTTGTGCAGAAATACGGTGAGGACGTTGTATTCGTAAACAAGGTGGTCATCAACGACATGAATTTCGAGGATGCCTATAACGAAGCCATCCAGCAGAAGTCCATTGCACAGCAGAATGCAGATAAGCAGAAGATCGAGAATGAAGCCGCCATTGCCAAGGCAGAAGCGGATAAGCAGGTGGCGATCACCAATGCAGAGGCGGAAGCACAGAAAACTTCCATTGCCGCAGACGCACAGGCAGAGGCAAACCGCAAACTGGCAGAAAGCCTGTCCGATACGCTGATCGATTACCAGAAGGTTCAGAAGTGGGATGGAAAGCTTCCTACTGTGAGCGGCGGTAATGCACTGGTCAGCATTGACCCGGCAGAGTAAGAAACACGATATACGGCAGGGCTTCGGCTCTGCCAATTTTACATGAAATTTATGGAGGATTACGATTATGGCAGTTACAAAGAAAATCGAGATCGATGGCAAGGAAGTCACCTTTAAGGCAAGTGCCGCTGTGCCTCGCCTGTACCGCATCAAGTTCGGTCGTGACATCTACAAAGACCTGCGCCAGTTGGAAAAGAGCGTGGGGGAGAATGATGAGGACAATTCCAACCTCGACCTGTTCAGTTTGGAGATGTTTGAGGACTTGGCATGGCTGATGGCCCGTCATGCAGACCCGGCAAAGGTGCCGGACAGCCCGGAGGAGTTCCTGGACCAGTTCAACACCTTCTCTATTTATCAGATCCTGCCCCAGCTGATCGAACTGTGGGGTCTGAATGTGCAGACCGAGGTAGAATCCAGAAAAAACCTCGCAAAAGTGAGCGGGAAATGACCACCCCGCTCTTTCTGCTGCGCTGTGTGCAGCTCGGTATCAGCATCGCCGATCTCGACCTGCTGACCATCGGGTTGGTCAATGATATGTTCACGGAACGGCAGAACGACGACTATCCGTACAAAGAGCTGGCTTCGCAAAGTGATTTTGACAAATTTTGACAGAATAAAACTCGACGAGCGTGCATATATTAAACATGAAATAAGCACGCTCGTTTGATTTTACTTGACTACCGTGCTTATTTCGATTACAATATAAGCACGGAAGGATGGTGATTCTATGAATGAGATGACAAGATTAGTTCAAAATCATGATTACCTTACGCCGAGAATTGCGGGAAAATCTGGAATTTCAAAATTTAAGTTTTACAAATATGTTCGAGAAAACGGATTGGAGCCGGTCAGCCGTGGTGTTTATTCTACGGGAGCGGATTGGGTCGATGAGTTGTATGTGCTTCATAAGAGATGCCCGAATGCTGTTTTTTCACATGACGAGGCTTTTTATTATCATGGTCTGACAGACAGAGAACCGTTTGTCCACACACTTACCATATACAGCGGTTACAATGCGCATCGGCTTACAGCGGATGGAAGTTGTAAAGTATATACGGTAAAACGGGAATTACTGGATGTCGGAAAGATCATTGTGAAAGACAATGACGGGAATATGATTCCAATGTATGACCTGGAACGAACGATTTGTGATCTGATGAGAAGTCGGAGCAGTATTGAAGCACAGGATTTCAATTCCGTTCTGAAGACATATGTTTCCAGAAGAGACAAGGACCTGAATCGACTTATGGAATATGCAAAGCTGTTTCGGGTTGATAATGTGATCCGCAGATATATGGGGGTATTATTGTAAAATGCAGCTGACACCTGAACAGGTTAAGGGAAGAATTAAGAATGTGGCAAAGGAAAACAAGGCAGATGCCAGAACGCTCATGCGAATTTATATGATGGAGCGTTTCCTTGAGAGAGTTGCCAATTCGCAGTATAAAGATAATTTTATCATCAAAGGCGGAATGCTGGTGACAGCGATGGTTGGCGTAGCATTGCGGTCCACGATGGATATCGATACGAGTATTAAAAATCAGAATCTGTCGGCAGAAGATGCCAGACGGATTGTGGATGAAATCAAGGACATCGACCTTGGCGATGGAGTGACCTTTGAGGTTAAGGAAGTTTCCAATATCATGGATGAAATGGAATATCCGGGTATTCGGTTTACCATGAATGCCGTGATGGGAAAACTCGTTACACCGATGAAGATTGATATTTCTACAGGAGATGTTATCACGCCAAGAGCAATCGAGTACAACTATAAATTGCTCTTGGATGACCGTTCCATCAGCCTTTGGTCGTATAATTTGGAAACAATTCTGGCAGAAAAACTTCAGACGGTCCTTGCAAGAGGTCTTTTGAATACCCGAATGAGAGACTTCTATGATATCAAGACCCTGCTTTCTATTTACGAGCAGGACATCGATGCTGATGTGCTGAAAAAGGCATTTGAGGCAACCTGTAAGAAAAGAAGCACCGAAAATCTGAAAGAGGAAGTACCCAAAATTATGGCTGCCGTCAGTGATGACGCACAGTTACATACACTTTGGAAGTCCTACCAGAAGAAATATCCGTATGCTGCTGATATCAGCTATGAGGATATTATGGAGAGCACAATGCTCTTATGGAGTAAAATTCAATAATCGGTAGCAACCCCGTTGGAGAAATCTGACGGGGTATTTTTATACCCATTTTTAGCCTGTCTGTCCCGTGCAGATGGGCTTTTTTCATGCCCACAAGGAGGTGGTTACGCAAATGGCATCCAGAATCCAGGGCATCACCGTTGAGATCGGCGGCGATACCACAAAGCTCTCCAAAGCACTGGAAGGTGTAAACAAGTCAATCAAGGGGACGCAGTCCGGACTGAAGGATGTCAACAAACTCCTGAAACTGGATCCCTCGAATACAGAACTGGTCGTCCAGAAGCAGAAGATGCTGAAGGATGCCATTCAAGCAACCAAGGAAAAGCTGGCAACTCTGAAGACTGCGGCACAGCAGGCGAATGAGCAGCTTGCAAATGGTGAGATCACCCAGCAGCAGTACGATGCTCTCCAGCGCGAGATCGTGGAAACCGAACAGAATCTGCGGTCATTACAGGACCAGGCGGCTACTACCAATGCGACGCTTGCCAAGATTGATGAAGCCGGAGAAAAGCTCCAGAACATTGGATCTTCTGTGGAGAATGTCGGTAAGAAGTTCCTGCCGGTGACTGCCGCTGTAACGGGTCTTGGCACTGCCGCAGTGAAGACCGCAGCCGACTTCGATTCTGAGATGAGCAAGGTTTCTGCCATTTCCGGTGCAACAGGGGATGACTTTGACCAGCTTCGTGCAAAAGCCCGTGAAATGGGTGCAAAGACAAAGTTCTCCGCATCCGAGGCGGCCTCGGCGATGGAGTACATGGCCATGGCCGGATGGAAAACGGGGGACATGCTGAATGGTATCGAAGGTATCATGAACCTCGCGGCGGCATCCGGTGAAGACCTCGCTACGACTTCGGATATCGTCACCGATGCCCTTACCGCTTTCGGTTTGTCTGCGGCGGATTCCGGGCATTTTGCAGATATCCTTGCAGCCGCTTCCTCCAATGCGAACACCAATGTCAGCATGATGGGCGAGACGTTCAAGTACTGTGCGCCTATCGCCGGTGCGCTTGGGTTCTCGGCAGAGGATACCGCAGAAGCCATCGGTCTGATGGCAAACAGTGGTATCAAGGCTTCTCAGGCTGGTACTTCCCTTCGTACCATCATGAACAACCTTTCCGGTGAAGTGACCTTTGTGGGCAAGAACATCGGTGAGGTCACGATTGCGACCAGCAACGCAGATGGCAGCATGAGAAGCCTGAACGACATCCTTGCGGACTGCCGTGTGGCATTCTCCGGGTTGTCGGAATCTGAGAAAGCTGCCAACGCAGAGGCACTGGTCGGCAAGAATGCCATGTCCGGCTTCCTTGCCCTGATGAATTCCAGCGAGACGGACATCAACAAACTGCGTGGAGCCATTGAAAACTGCGATGGCGCATCCGAGAGCATGGCAGAGACCATGCAGGACAACTTAAATGGTCAGCTCACCATCCTGAAATCTCAGCTGGAGGAGCTGGCTATTTCTTTTGGTGATATCCTGATGCCGACCATCCGCAAGATCGTATCAGCCGTGCAGCAGTTCGTGGATAAACTGAACAGCATGGATGAAAGTACCAGGGAAATGATCATCAAAATCGGACTTCTGGCAGCATCCATCGGTCCGCTGCTCATTGTGCTGGGCAAGACCATATCGACCGTCGGCACAGCGATGCGGGGGTTCAGTTCTCTTGCAAAGGGTGTCCGGCTTCTCATCACCCATGTGGGCAGTGCCAGCGGTGTGTTCAGCAAGCTGGGTGTGGTTCTGGGTGGTCTGTCCGGGCCGGTCGTAGCAGTGGTGGCGGTCATCGGCACACTGGTGGCGGCGTTCATGAACCTCTG